TTTCGCACAACGATCTGGTCTGTAAGCGCAGAACGATGAACATCGTGCTTCCGCGTCAGGTCGCGATGTACCTCTGCAAAACTCTAACACCCCATTCATTGCCAAAGATAAGCGCGAGGTTCGGCGGCCGGGACCACACCACGGCACTGTCAAATGTCAGGAAAATCGAGCGGCTGATGGCTATCGACCCTGAGCTTGCCAAGACACTCGAAATTCTGACGGCCAAAATCAAAGGAGAAGACCATGCGTGTGTCACTCCCGGAACAGATCGCATCCGCGAAAATCTCGCTGATGGCGGCGAAGCCCCGAAGCCGTCGCCACATCGAAATGGAATTGACCCTGCGGGATTTAATGGTCCGGCAGTTGAAGTTCGAAAATCGCAAGCCACGGAAGCTTAATCACAGGAGGAAGTAACATGAGTAACGTCGTTGCAATGGATAAGCCGACCGAAATCTCGGTCATGACGCCCATGGACATGCTGAACAAGGCAGTCGCGCAGGGTGCGGACATCAACGTCCTTGAAAAGCTGATGGGCTTGCAGGAGCGCTGGGAAGCCAATCAGGCGCGCAAGTCTTTCGATGAAGCCATGGCCGCAGCGAAAGCCGAAATCCCGACCATCGCCAAGAACCGCGAGGTCGATTTCACCTCCTCGAAGGGCCGCACGAATTACCGGCACGAGGACTTGGCCGAGATCGCCCGGACGGTCGATCCGATCTTGAGCCGCCACGGCCTGTCGTATCGGTTTCGGGTCACGTCGAATGTCAGCGAGCCGGTCACGGTGACGTGCATCCTCTCACACCGCGCCGGGCATTCCGAAGAAACGACCCTCAGCGCCGGTCGTGACGATAGCGGTAACAAGAACAATATCCAGGCTGTCGGGTCGGCCATCACATACTTGCAGCGTTACACGCTCAAGGCCGCGCTCGGGCTTGCAGCGGCAAGCGATGACGACGGCAACAGCTCTGAAGCGCCGGATTATATCTCAGGCGACCAGTTGGCGAAGATCATTGATCTTGCCGAGGCGGTCGGGGCCGACAAGGAAAAGTTCTGCCGCTACCTCAAGGTTGGCAGTCTCGCGGAAATTCCGGCAGGCAAGTTCGACCATGCCGTGAAGCTGCTCGAAGCCAAAAGGGGGAAGTAATGGAAATCATCAACTGCGAGCAGGGCTCAACCGATTGGTTCAAAGCCCGCGCCGGGCTCGTAACCGCGAGCGAATTCCAGACCCTCCTTATGAAGGGGAAGGGCGGCGGCGATAGTGCCACGCGCCGAACTTACATGCGCAAGCTGGCCGGTGAAATCATTACTGGCGAACCCATGGAGGCATTCACCAACCCGCACATGGAGCGCGGCAAGGTGATGGAGCAGGAGGCGCGCGATTTGTACGCCTTCATGAACGATTGCGAGCCAATGCAAGTAGGCTTCATAAAATCGGGCCGGAAGGGCGCGAGCCCTGACAGTCTCGTTGACGAGAACGGCGGCTTGGAAATCAAGACGCGCCTGCCTCATCTCATGATCGAGCTTTTGGAATCCGACGAAGTGCCGAATGAGCATATCGCTCAGGTTCAGGGCGGGATGTGGGTAGCAGAGCGGGAATGGTGGGACTTCGTGGCCTATTGGCCGAAGCTGCCGCTATTCGTGAAGCGCGTGTACCGCGATGAAGCCTACATCAAGAAACTTTCTGAGGCCGTCGATCAGTTCAACGGCGAATTGGACGCGCTGGTGTCTCGCATCAAGTCCTACGACATGCGGGAGGCGGCATGAGCCAACCTGTTCCCAATCTATACACACGCTTCTTTGCAAAGGTTGAGGTCAATTCGTTCGACCCCAAGGCGTGCTGGGTTTGGCTTGGGGCAGGCAAGGGAAATGGCTACGGCAATATGACTATTGGAGGAATACAGGTCGGGGCACATCGAGTTGCGTATCAGCTTTTTTGCGGCGATGTGCCGGATGGAATGGATGTCTGCCACTCGTGCGACAACCGTTCATGCGTGAATCCAGACCATTTGTTTCTCGGCACTCGCACTGAGAACATGGCTGACTGCAAAGCAAAAGGCCGCGCAGAGGGTGGAAGCCGAAAGCACCTCAAAGAGGCCCAGGTGCAGGAGATTAAGCGCCGTCTCGCAACAGGCCTTTCTCCGCGCCGCGTCTCAGATGACATGGACATTAACTACGGGACAGTGACGGCGATAGCCGCCGGCAGATCGTACAAGGGGGATCAATCAAATGTCGGGTAGCGTGAACAAAACAATTCTCATTGGCAATCTGGTCGCGGACCCGGAAATTCGCAGAACGCAAGACGGAAAGCCGATAGCAAACATTCGGTTGGCTACGTCCGATACATGGCGGGATAAATCGACGGGAGAGCGCAAGGAGCGTTCTGAATTTCATCGCGTCGTTATTTTCAATGAAGGGCTTTGCAAGGTCGCGGAGCAGTACCTGAAGAAGGGCGCCAAGGTTTACATCGAGGGCGCGCTGCAGACCCGGAAGTGGCAGGACAAGGACGGCAAGGACAAGTATTCCACCGAAGTCGTTTTGAATGGCTACGGCAGCACCTTGACCATGCTGGATAAGCCCGAGGGCGGCGACCGGGCTGCTCCCGACCGATCATCGCGCGACGATGATACTCGCGACATTCCGTTCTAGGAGCGCCATCATGATCCACCCCATGATTTTCGATTGGGACGGCGAAGCAATGATCCCGCGTCACCCACGGCGCGCAGATCAGCTATTCGTCGTGGGCCAGCACTATTCATTGATAGAGCAAGAAGAACGCTCCGCAGCCACACACAATCATGAGTTCGCGTGGCTGAAAGAAGCATGGATGAATCTGCCGGAAGCGTTGGCCGACCTATATCCGACGCAGGAACATCTGCGGAAGCGGGCTTTGATCGAGGCTGGCTTCTACGACGAAACCATAATCGACGCAGGAACGAGCGCGGCGGCACTTAGGGTTGCATCCGCCATCCGAGCCCGTGAGGAATTTTCGCTGGTAATAGTTCGCGGCCCGGCGGTCGTCATTCGCACGGCTAAAAGCCAATCCCGCCGCAGCATGAAGAAGCAGGAGTTCCAAGCCAGTAAGACGGCGATCATGGAAGTCGTCGCCGACATGATTGGCACGACAGCGACAAGCCTATCGCAGGAACGCGCCGCATGAGCCGATCAACGGAAGAGTGGATCGGCAAGACTGACGACGCGAAGATTCCGCCGCGCGTCCGGCTGCGTGTATTCGAAGCCCATCACGGCATCTGCCATATTTTCGGTCGCCGCATTCAAGCTGGCGAGGCTTGGGAGTGCGATCACGTCGTGGCGCTGATCAACGGCGGCGAGCATAGAGAATCGAATCTGGCGCCCGCGCTGGCCGCTTCGCACAAGGCTAAGACGAAATTGGACGTGGCTGAGAAGGCGCGCACTGCTCGCAAACGTCAGAAGTATCTTGGCATCAAAAAGCCATCTCGCTTTGCCTGTGCCCGCAACTCCATCTGGAAAAAGAAGATGGATGGAAGCGTAGTGCGCCGATGAAACCTTTCCGCTTCGACCATCGAGCGCTCGGAAGACTTGCGCCTGGGGTGATGAACAAGACCGAAACTGCCTATGCGGAGCATCTCGATCTTCTCATGAAAACCGGTGACGTACTTTGGTACCGGTTTGAAGGCCTGAAATTCCGTCTCGCGGACAAGACCTTCTTGACACCTGACTTCACAGTAATGACGCGATCCGGCCTGATCGAACTTCACGACGTAAAGGGCTTCATGATGGAAGACGCCAACGTGAAGATGAAGGTCGCAGCCGATCAGTACCCATTCGAGTTCTTCATCATCCGCAAGACAAAATCCTTCTGGATGAAAACACCAGTATCCCACCGCGTTCCCGAAAATCAGAAACCAGAGAGCGCCAATGTCGGAGCCCACAATAGGACATAACAGCGTCACGAAAGTCGCCGCCGAACAGATCAAGGCGATTATCGAGCGGATCGAACGGCAGGAGGAGGAGAAAAAGACTATCTCCGATGACATTCGCGACATTTACGCCGAAGCCAAGGGAAACGGCTACGACGTGAAGGCGCTGCGCACCATCGTGCGCCTGCGCAAGCAAGATGCCAACGAGCGTCAAGAGCAGGAGACGATCCTTGATCTCTACAAGCAAGCGTTGGGGATGCTGTAAGTGATCAAGGCGGACGTTCTTGACGCTATGCTTGCTGCTGGCTGTACTGCCGAGCAGATTGTCGCCGCGGTCAAAGCTGATCGGGGCGTGAAGTCGTCTGGTGCTATCCGCCAAGCTAAATATCGTCAAAGGCTAAAGGAGAAAGAGGAGGCTGAGCGTAACGCTAGTGACGTAACGTTACGTAACGGTGATGTAACTGGCGTCACAGAGCGTCACGAAGCGGAAACGGTTTCCCTTTCCCCCATCCCCCTTCTTCCCCCCACACCCCCTAATAACCCCCTTACCCCCAATCCCATCCAAAAACCAAATAACGCGCGGGGTTTTCGCTTGCCGGAAGACTGGACCTTGACCGGGCCAGACCTCGCTTTTGCGCTCTCGAAAGGCTTCAGCGAGGCGCAGACAGCCGAGATTTTCGAGAAGTTCACGAACTACTGGTGGTCAGCGACTGGGGCGAAGGCGACCAAGAAAAACTGGCATCAGGCTTGGAAAGTCTGGGTTTTGAACACGCGACCGCAATCGCGAGCAGGGCCTTCCTTTGCCAGGCCTCTTACCTCTCATCAGCATAAACAGCAGGAAATGAAGGAAGTTCTCAATGAACTCGCAAATTTCGCAGCAGGAAGCGGCGGCAGCGGCGAACCGCATCTTGGGATTTTACGACACGATCCCGGCGGCGGACCCGAAGGCATTCGCGGCGGGACTAGCGGCAACGTTGATGATTTTCCCCCGCGCCGTCATTGAGCGGGCAGTTGATCCGGTCAGCGGCATTCCGGCAAAGATCAAATATCTCAATCTTGCTGCAATCCGCGAACTGCTGGACGAGTGGCATTCGGAGGAACTGCGGTACATCCGGCTGACGACTCCGCTGCCAAAGCAAATTGAAGCCGTCCGCGATCCTGAAGAAGCGGCGCGAATGGCTGAGAAATTCAAGCAGCTTTCCGCAAGGCTGGCGAGCGGGTTGACGGAATCGAAGCCTGATCCGGTGCGGGCAGGCCGGGCATCGTAAGGCGAAGCAGGAGGGGTAAAATGTCGAGACGGAAGAACACCGCGGCGCGAGAACCAAGCGGAAAGGTGCAACGCCAGCCGCACCAGCACTCTCCCATGGAGGCTAAGAGGCTACGAGACGCCGCCTTGGCTGGGATGCGTGATCCGCTTTGGGGCACTGAGCTTGGACGGCTTCACCTCGCGGGAAAGATCGACTTCCTGCAGTTGTCGGCCGGCAGGCAATGGGCCGAATATGCCGCGCGGTATAGCCAAGCTTTGTGCAGCCCGCCGCCTGATCCGAAGGCTATCGCAATCGGCGTAAGCGGAGGTCGAGACGATATTGACCCTGACAGTTACGAGGGCCGCCGGGAAGTGCGGAGGCATGTGCGAGCCGTACAGTCATTCATCGATGCCGCTGCGGCCCTCAAGGTTGATACCGCATCATCATTCGCGATCGTGCGGACAGTGTGTGAGCGCAACGCGACGATTGCCGGTCATCAGGAGTTAATTCGTCTTGTCAGTGGATTGCAGGCGCTGGTTCACTTCTGGGGATTGACAGAGGCGGGCAAATCACATCATGTCCGATAGGCAAGCTGCACAATCCCGCTCTGGTGGAAACACCTCGGCGGGATTTCGTTTTCCGGGGCCGCGATTGCGCACGAATTTCCCCCGCATCCTTGGCAATCAAATCGACTACGAGGCGATGAAGCGCCAAGGCTTTCACGAACAAGGCATCATCGTCGCCAAGCTGGACGATCATCGGCTTGATGAGTTCGAGCGTCAGTTCTTGAAGAACATCGGATCAAAGCTATTCGGGCAGAAACCCGAAGCATAATTCAAATTTGGGAGCGGTAAATGATTAGCAATCCTATCTGTGGCCAATCATTGGGGAATTCAGCAGGCGCGTTACTTGGCGGGGATGTGAAGCGCGAACTGGGCATTCTTGAGCGCGGAGCCAACCTTGCAGGCAGCCTCCAAGGCCTTCATGCGAAGCTTTCGAACTTTCGCGACAAGATTGAAGGCGTAGGTGAGATTAAGGCCGGAACGTCGCCGGCAACGCCTTACGGTCTGTCGCCTCAGCTCACTGAGAGCGAGTCCATCCTCCGCGCTTGTCATTCGCTAATGGATGACATCGTGGGCAAATTCTAACCCGGCTATTCGGGCAGAAGGCGGGGGAGTGAACATGATCGACATTCCGCTTTCACAGATCGGCTCGGCCGCAGATTTTGACCAAGCTGTGGCGGATCATATCCGCATGTGTACGGCTCATATGATGGGAAAGCCCAATCAACCAGCCCCTCGCGCGACTGAAATGGTTGAATCGGTTGTGGCGCGCATTCCGCAGGACGGTCCTGTTGCAACTCGTGGGCCGGACCGGTTCGTCGCGTTGCCGTATCAGGTCATAGACGACACGCCAAAGACGCCCGAGCAGCAGCAGACCTTGGGTGTGCTGAGAGAGACGATTAATGGCTGAGGCTGGACGCCCATCGGAATATCGCGACGAGTATGCAAAGCAGGCTGAGAAGCTGTGCTTATTGGGCGCGACCGATCAGGAATTGGCCGATTTCTTCGAAGTTGACGTGCGGACAATCTATCGCTGGAAGCACGATCATGACGGATTTTGTCAGGCCATAAAAGGCGGCAAGGAAATTGCGGACGAGCGCGTAGAGCGAAGTCTGTATCAGCGAGCGGTTGGCTATGAGCAGGATGAGGTCAAAATCTTCATGCCAGCCAGCGCTGCCGAGCCAGTTTATGCGCCTTTCCGGGCCAAGATCGCCCCGGATACGACGGCTCAAATCTTTTGGCTAAAGAACCGCCGCAAGAACGAATGGCGCGATAAACAAGAGATCGACCACTCATCGAGCGATGGGTCTATGTCCCCAACTCGAATTGAGATCGTCGCGCCGGATCATGACAACAGCAAGGATTGAGCTTCCTGAAAAGCTGATCCCGATATTTGTAGGCGAGGCGAGATACCGCATTGCATATGGCGGGCGAGGGTCTGGAAAAACCAGATCGTTTGCCAAGATGGCCGCTGTCAGGGGCTACCAGTTAAGCCAAGAGGGAAAAACTGGGGTCATCGTCTGCGGCCGTGAGTTTATGAACTCATTGGACGAAAGCTCTATGGCGGAGGTCAAGGCCGCGATCGCATCGGAGCCTTGGCTGGCCGGCCATTACGACGTGGGCGAGAAATACATTCGAACGCGGGATGGCCGCATATCGTTTGCGTTCATTGGCCTGCGCCATAACCTGGACAGCATCAAATCCAAGTCGCAGATTCACATTCTCTGGGTTGACGAGGCCGAGCCGGTCAGCGAGTCGGCGTGGATCAAAACCATTCCAACGGTGCGCGAGCATGGTTCTGAAATCTGGGTGACGTGGAATCCAGAGCGCAAGAACAGCGCGACACACAAGAGATTTCGCGAGGACCCGCCCGAAGGCGCGAAGATCACCGAAATCAACTATTCGGACAATCCATGGTTTCCCGAGGTACTGGAAACCGAGCGCAAGAACGACCTGACGAAGCGTCCCGATCAATATGCTCACATATGGGATGGTGACTTTGTAACGGTCGTGGAGGGAGCTTACTACGCCCGGTCGCTGCTTGACGCCCGGAAGGAAAAGCGCATCGGAGCGGTCGCTAAAGACCCTGTGATGCAGTTGCGGGCGTTCTGGGACATTGGTGTGCGAGATGCTACGGCGATCTGGATCGCCCAGTTTGTCGGCAAAGAGATTCGCGCCCTGGATTATTACGAAGCGGTCGGGCAGCCGTTAGCCTCGCATCTCGAATGGATGCGTTCGAATGGTTATGGATCGGCTCTATGTGTTCTGCCGCATGACGGCGCGCAAGCGGATCAGATCACGGCAACTCGGTTTGAGGATCATATTCGCGCTGCTGGGTTTGATGTTCGTACTGTCCCTAATCAGGGCAAGGGCGCGGCGCTAAAACGGGTTGAGGCGGGAAGGCGATTATTCCCCGCGATCTGGTTCAACGAGAAGACGACGCAGCCGGGCTTGGATGCCTTGGGCTGGTATCACGAAAAACGCGACGATGATCGCAACATCGGCCTTGGTCCTGATCATGATTGGTCGAGCCATGCCGCCGACGCATTCGGTTTGATGTGCGTGGCTTACGAAGAACCGAAGACCACGGACAAAGCCTGGAATTTCTCGCCCCGCAAGGTGGCGTAAGGAACATTAATGGCCGAAATGACTGATGAGGAGCTTTCGCGAGCGATTAACACGCTCGTGAAGGACGCCGAAGCATATCGTCAGCAGGTCTATCCCGATCGATTGCGCGCGCAGGAATACTGCGACGGGATCATGAACGACACGCCGAGTGATGATGGCCGCTCGAAGGTCGTCTCGCGCGATGTGCGCAGCGAGATCAAGAAGGTTCTGCCGTCTGTCGTGCGGATCATTCTCGGCAATGAGAAGGTTGTCGAATATCAGCCAAACGCGCAGGGCGACGAGGCGCAGGCCGAGCAGGCGACGGATTACGTCAATTATCTCATCTTCCCGGAGAGTGATGGCCCGGCAGCCATACATGATGGCATTAACGATGCCCTGACGCTGCGAAACGGCATCATCAAGTGGTGGCAGGAAAAGAAAATCGAGGTCAAGTATTCGGAGCATACCGGGCTTGACGACATGGCGTTTGCCCAGCTTGTCGGTGACGACGATGTCACGGTGCTGGCGCACACCGCGCGCGATGAGGAGATAGACCAGCCGGACGGCTCGCAAGCGCAATTCACCGTGCATGACGTCAAGATCAAACGTCAGATAACATGCTCGCGCCCAAAACTGGCATCTGTCGCGCCAGAGCATTTCTTGATGCATCCCGACGCGCTGACGATGCTGGACTCGCCTATTATTGGCGAGAACTACCGCATTCGCCGTTCGGACCTCGTTGCAATGGGTTACGACCGCAAGAAGGTCGAAGCCCTGCCGATGGCGACCTCCAACACAACGGAGCAGGATGCCGAGGAAATCTCGCGGCGTCGCAATGTGTGGATTCGTGATGATCCGGCGTCGAAGTCGATGCAGGAAATCGAGTACTACGAATTGCTGGTTCGGCTGGATGTGGACGGCGACGGCATTGCTGAACTTCGCCGCATGGTGTTTGCTGGCGGTCTAACAGCCGATTACATGCTCGAAAATGAGCCGTGGGACGAAATCAATTACGCAGATATCGTTTGCGAACGTCGCACCCATCAGTGGGAAGGAAATTCAGTCTTTGACGATACGGAGGACATCCAGCGCATTAAGACGGTGCTGCTGCGTCAGACGTTGGATAATCTCTACTGGCAGAACAACCAGCAGCCGATTGTGCAGGAAGGCCAGATTGTCAACCCGGAGGCTGTGACAAATCCGGTGTTTGGCCTACCGATCCGGGTCAAGCCGGGCTTGGATGTCAGGGCAGCTCTAGGATTCAACGTCGTGCCGTTTGTGGCCGATAAATCCTATCAGATGCTGTCCTACCTCGATGAGGAAAAGCACGACCGCACGGGCATCTCTGACGCTTCCAGCGGCATGGCCCCGGATGCCTTGCAGAACATGACGGCGAAGGCGTCGGCCATGGTCGAGCAGGCTGGCATCGGCCAGACTGAGTTGATGGTCAGGACCATCGCGAACTGCCTCAAGCCAGTGTTTCGCGGACTGCTCAAGCTGATTATTCAGCATCAGGACAAGCCGCGCATGGTGAGGCTGCGCAACCAGTGGGTGGAGTTCGATCCGCGCACATGGAATGCGGACATGGATTGCACGGTCAATACCGGCCTCGGTGCCGGTACCCGTGAGCGCGACATGATGATGATGCAGTTCGTCATCCAGTTGCAGGAGAAATTGCTAGCCGCGTTCGGTCCAAATAACCCGTTCGTGAAACCTGATCAGCTTTACAACGCTGTGTCGAAGGTGGTGGAGGCGGCGGGGCTGAAATCGCCGGATATGTACTTCACCAAACCTGATCCGCAGGAAATCCAGGCGCTGTTGCAAGCGCAGCAGAACAAGCCGTCGCCTGAGCAGGAAAAGACGCAAGGCGCGTTGCAGATCGAACAGGCTAAGGGCCAAATTCAGATGCAGCTCAAAGACAAAGACATGCAGAAGGACGCCTCGAAAGAGGCTGCCCAGCGAGACGCCGATCTGGTCATCAAGCAGGCTGAATTGGAGAAAGAAACGCAGTCTCGGATGCATGAGGCGACGTTGAAGGCTCAAGCCGACACGGACAAGCTGGCGCTTGAGCGCGAGAAGATCGCCTCAAACGAGCGGATTGAGGCTGCAAAGCTCGCAGCCAACATGCAGCTTGAGCGCGAGAAAATGGATCGTGCCGACGCTAACGCCGAGAAGGATCGAGAGGCCGGCATCCAGCAGGCGCAAGCGGCATCGATCGGCAAGGCGTTTGAGCAAGATCGCAAGCAAGAGGCTAGAGCACAATGAGAGTAGCGCCATGCACTTTTACGATTCGCCCTTTTATACCCGATGGCACCTTCGGCGTTGTTAGGGCGTCCGCAGAACCTCTCGCTATCTTGAAGGAAGAAGGCGGCCGATGGCAGGCCTGCCCTGATGGGGAAGCGACTGAGCCGGTCGCCGTTCTTTTCGAGGACGGCATGATCTATGATCAGTTCATCGGACGATACAACGGCCGGTATGGTTCGGACATCGATTGTTGGCGCAAGATCGATTATCGGCCCCGCATCCGTGTCCAAATGGGGCGCGCGGTCATATGACCCCTGACGAACGCTCTCGTTCCGCACAAGCAATCCTCGCCATCCCGCTCTATGGCGAACTGATGGACGAACTAGAGGCGGCTGCGGTGAATGCCGCAGTTTACGCCAATCCAACTGATCATGAGGCCAGACAGGCGCATCTCGCGTCGGTCAAGGCCATTCGTGACTTGCGCTCCCGCGTTGAAGTCCTCGCTAAAGAGGACCAATCGACCAAGCGCAGGCAGGCGCCGGCCTAACCGGCAATCCAAGCCAAAGGACTGACTATGGCAAGCGAAGCGGCACCCGCCAATTCGGCAGTTTCGGCTGTCGAAAGCGTTCAGGCCAACCTCTCGACCGACATCGACAACCCGTCAAATCTCGACTTCTACGACCCTGCGGATGAAGAAGAAAAGCAGGATAACGAAACAGCCGAGCAAAGCGGAACCGATGACAACGGAGAAACGGGTGAGGGCGATGAGGCCCAAGAGACCGCCGATACCGACAACACCAGCGAGACTGAAACCACGGACGCTGAGGAATCCGCAGAGGATCAACCGCAAACCGTCAAGGACGATGTTCTCGTTGATGTGCAGGGTGAGAAGCTCCCGCTGAGCGAGCTTAAATCCGGCTACATGAAGGATCGGGACTACCGCGTTAAAACCCAGGAACTCGGCAACAAGCGCCGCGACCTGGAAGCACTGTCAACCCGCGTCACGGCTTCCGTGAACGCCATTGCAGACCTCCTGGTTAAGCAGATACCCCCGGCACCTGATGCAAGTCTAGCGATGACCGATCCCGGCAAGTATGTTGCCGACAAGGCCATGCACGACGCGATGATGGCGCAAGTGGCGTCTGTGATCGAACAAGCCCAAGCCCCGAAAGAGGCGGTGAACAAGCTCACGGCCGAGCAGCGATCCGAACTGTTGCAGTCGGAAAACGCCAAGCTCGCAGAAGCATTCCCGCAGACTGCCAAGCCTGAAACGCGAAAGAAGTTCTTTGACGACGTTTCGCGCGTCGCCAGTGATCTTGGTTATTCGCAGCAGGAGTTGGAAGGTGTGACCGACCATCGCATGTTCAAGCTGGCGTACTACGCCAAGCTCGGCATGGCGGCGGAAAAGGCACAGGCAAAGGCGACCAATAAGGTCGCGAATGTCCCGCCGATGGCACAGCAAAAACGGCAAGCGCCGATTGCTGGCAAGCAGCGGGCTAATCAGGACGCAATGAGGCGGTTGGCGAAAACCGGATCGATGGCCGACGCAATGGCAATCGATTTTGATTGAAACCTCATCCTCATAGGAGGCCATAATGGCCGCTCTCGCAAATACCTTCGTCACTTCCAGTGCGAAGGGCAATCGTGAAACCCTGTCTGACGTGGTGTCTCGCATCACGCCGGAAGATACCCCAATTCTGACCGCCATTGGTACCGAAGGAGCCAAGGGCGTTCATCCCGAATGGGAAACCATCGACCTCAACGCACCCGCATCAAACGTGCAGGCCGAAGGTGATGAATATGCGTTCTCCGCTTCGACGCCTGCCGCGCGCATGGGCAACTACACCCAGATTCTGCGCAAGACGGGTATCGTCTCGGCTACGCAGGATGCCGTGGACAACGCGGGCCGGGCTGAGCAGTTGAAGTATCAGAAGCTCATGCGTGGCCGCGAACTCAAGAAAGACGTGGAATTCGCCATCGTCTCGAACGTGGCGTCTGTCGGCGGTACGTCCCGCGTCTCTGGTGGCCTGCCGTCTTGGGCTGTCACCAACGTCTCGCGCGGTGCGACCGGTGCCAATGGCGGCTACAACTCCGGCACTGGCCTGACGGTTGCGGCAACTCCGGGAACGCAGCGCGCGTTCACCCAGGCGTTGCTGGATGGCGTGATGCAGAGCGGGTTCAACAGCGGCGCTAACTTCAAGTCCGTGTCGGTGTCGCCATACGTCAAGAGCGTGTTCGTCACGTTCATGTCGAACAGCAACGTGGCGAACTTCCGCTATTCGGTGGATAGCGGCAAGGACAACTCCATCGTGTCCAACGCGGACTATTACGAAGGTCCGTTCGGCCGCGTGAAGATCATGCCGAACCGGGTTCAGGCGACCTCTGCGGCTGTTGCGCAGAATGCCTTCTTGCTCGATCCTGAGATGTTGTCATGGATGTGGCTGCGCAACATCCAGACTGACCCGCGTGTGGCAAAAACCGGCGATGCCGAAAAGTTCGTCATCATCGGTGAGGGTTGCCTCAAGGTGAAAAACGAGAAGGGCATCGGCGTCATTGCCGATCTGTTCGGATTAACCGCTTCGACCTGATCTAGGTCAATCACAACGCTAACGAGGGTCGCCATTTCGGCGACCCTTTTTCTTTGGAGGGCATATGGCTGAAAAAACGAACTCACCAATGATCGACGTTGAAATTCTCCGCGACTTTTGGGACGCGGACGGAGAGCGTCATCCGGCAGGCACGGTAATTTCTATCCCTGTTGAGGCGGCCATGGATGGTGCTGAGAAAGGCGCGCTGCGCCGGGCGAAGAAAGCCGACTAATGATTAAGGACGGCGATTTCCGTTTGATCGATTGGGACCCTCAATCGGGCCGAACTGTCTGGGCGATGTTCGACGGTGAGAAAACCGTCGTTCGCACGGATTATCCGGTTGAAGCCACGATTGCCGGAAATGCCGCCGTTCGCAATGAGGCGGGAAAGGCGTGGAAGGGCGATTGGAACAGGATCGCGTCCGTGCCTCTCAATGTCTACTACGACCAGTTACATACCGCCGAGCAGCAGGGCGATGACAAGTTTGTCTCGCGTTGGTTGAACGATAGCAACAACCGGGCATGGCGGACCACGGAGGGCTCGGTCTAATGGCCGCTCTTGCCGACTATCTCGATCTTCGGGTTGCCATTGGCGATCACGTCGGCAATCGTAGTCTGTCGGACGTGATGCCGCGTCTTGTGCAGCAGGCCGAAACCTACCTCAACAAGGAACTACGGACGCGCCAGCAAGTCACCTATGCCACGCTGACTTTTGCCAATGGCGCGGCACCCCTTCCTGCTGACTTCCTGGAAATCATCACGGTATTCGACGCCTTCAATAATCCGATGCGCGCAACGCAGCTTGCGGATCAGCGCCGTATCGGGTCGATGTACTCGAAATATTCGATCGATGGCACGAACATCAACATCAGCGGCTATTCCGGCGACCGCGACATTCAATATTACGCCAAGCTGCCGACCCTCACAGCCGGTCCGACAACGACTAACTGGCTGCTGGCGGAATGCCCCGATGTCTACCTTTATGCGGTAGGGCTGGAAGCGGCAAAATTCCTCAAGGACGTTGATCTAGCGACAGCCACAAAGACGTTACTTGATGGCGCAATGTCTGAATTGCGCACGGGAGATGAGCGGGCGCGCTGGGCTAATTCGACAGTTCGCGTTCAGGGCTGTACCCCATGAGCTTATTGTCCATCGCCGCAAATGTCTCCGCGAACGTCGGCGTCAAAGCCCCATCATCTGTTCTGGCGAATAACAACGACCAGAATGCGGTCAAGATTGCGGTGTTCTCCGCAGAAACGGGAGATGAATTAGCGCGACGTGCCGATTGGACGGGCCTGCGCAAGACCGTGACGCTTGTGGGTGATGGCACGGCGACTGCTTTGTCTCTGCCTAATGACTTTCTGCGGCTAATCCCCGGCCTGTCAGTCATGACCTCGACCGGCGTTCCGATCCGTACCGGGCTGTCGTCGGATGAATGGAATAGCCTTACTCCGATCCAAGGCATTCCGCGATTTGCCCGCCTGAAAGCAGGATCGATCGCGTTCTATCCGTACCTCGCATATGCAGACACCGCGACAGTCACTTATCAGAGCGATGCATGGGGGCCGACAGGCGCGAAGTGGTCAAATGACGGCGATGTTCCTCTTGTCCCTGAGCAGTTGATGACGCAAGGCACGATCTGGCGCTGGCGTCGGCAGCTTGGGCAGGACTTTCAGGATTATCTCGCGGAGTACGAAGCCGCGATTGCAGATTACGCCAAGTTTGATGATGGAATCCGATCTCCATGATCAGGACAGGCCGCGCTACCGCACGACAGACGGCACAAAAGCCAGCTACCTATAAGCCGTACACGATCCCTGCGCCGACGCTTGGCATTATTGCCAACGCCAATCCGGCACAACCGCCTCCGGGCGGCGCGCTGGTGCTTGAGAACTTCATCCCTCGCGCGACGGACGCGCTGTTGCGGCGTGGCTCGCAGCTCTATCAGATCGTATCTGACGGCGTTGAGGCTGTTTTGTCGCTGTTCACTTACAAGAACGGAAACAATGAAAAGATGTTCGCAGCGACCGCTGCTGGCATCTTTGATATTTCAACACCCACGACGCAGGCTTACTTCACGGATGGGCTCGGGAACGAGTTCGTGACTGATACGGGCGACAAGCTGATCCCGTCCATTACGCGGGCGCCTGTCGCAGTTAGCGGCATGACCGGCGGTAATTGGTCCGTGGTGCAGTTTGCTACACCGGGCGGCGTGTTTCTGCGGGCAGTCAATGGAGTGGATACTCCGCAGGTTTATGACGGTGCGACATGGGCTACAACGCCAGCGATCACCGGAATTACCGACCCGACGAAACTCTCGTATGTTTGGACGCACCAGCAACGATTGTTTCTCGTTGAGAAAGACAGCCTCAGTGCGTGGTATCTCCCGGCCGCTTCGATTGGTGGAGCCGCTGTGGAATTGCCACTTGGCGGCGTGTTCAATCTTGGCGGATCGCTCCTGTTCGGTTCGGCATGGTCGCTCGAAACCGGCGCGGGCGGTTTGCAGGAATACTGCGCATTCTTCACGACGGAGGGGGAGGTCGCAGTATATCAAGGCACCGACCCCAGCACAGCATCAACATGGTCAAAGGTCGGCGTCTATCGCATTGGAAAGCCTCTTGGACCAGAGGCGCATTTCCGCGCTGGCGGTGACATCGTTGTTTCAACGGATATTGGCTTAGTGCCGCTTTCGTCGGCGTTGCAAAAAGACTTCTCTGTTCTTTCGGCATCTGCAGTTTCGGCCCAGATCGAAACTATCTGGAATAGCGAAGTTTCGGCGCGGTTTGGCGCTGCGTGGCGATGCCAGATTTGGACCGCAAGTCAGATCGCCGTTGTTAATCCGCCAACCGTGAACAACTTGGCCCCCGTTCTGTATGTCGTCAATCTTCGGACCGGAGGATGGGGCAAATTCACCGGCTGGAATAGCAACTGCATGACCGTGTTCCAAAACCGGCTGTTCTTTGGCTCAACCGGCGCGCAAGTGATCGAAGCCAATGTGACCGGCACCGACCTTGGGCA